CTTATAGAGACTACTCTCATAGACCCACCCTGGAGTAATAATAGTATAGCTATAGGTAAAAATGCCGGTGTATACGCTAGTAATAATTCTGTTGCCATAGGTAGTAGTGCATATTGTACTGGCAGTAATACCGCCTTTGTATAACATTGTAAAACGTCAATAGAGACCCGAAATTTTACCTCGCCGTATTTTTTGGAATGGCCATATTTGGTTTTCTATATATAGGAGTGGGGTGAGTTTTGGAAATAAATTTTCTATATAGTATGTCAGTATATATAAGAGGGCGTATGACCCTAGCTGAAGAGTGGGTACTACAGCTCGCAGGCAATGATGAATTACGGCAGATGGGCCCCAAAGTTTGATATTTATTTAGATTATATTACATGGAATAGAAAAGAATCTGAGGTTAAGTACTTCCCTTTTATATGTGGCAGTGGCTATAATATTCAAGTAAAAGTAAAAAAGTATTAATAACTATGTTCTGTAGTAGTGCCCGAGAGTTTATAAAGTGCAACCATTTTATAGTAAAGATATGTAGCAGGGGTCCCGTTACATTAACTAAGGATGGTAAAAAAATTGATGCTGACTGTGGAACTAAGTCGATAGTTATATATGGTGGATGGGACCCTGGCAACTACGTCTTAGAATGTAATGACCATACTATGTTATTTGTACATAAAGATGGTCACACAATTAAAGAAGAGATTGTAGTAGATAAAATAGGGTTTAATATTACTAGATATGAGTGCGAGGTTTATGCAGTTTGATGGTAGGATTGTTTATCACATAAGAGAGGTGCTTTATCTACCTATTAGACTACCAATAAGCGGTCATAATATTACAGGCAATCAAGGTCTGGTTTTTAATATAGCAGCGTCATGTAGTGACATAAATATGATAGAAGAATTCTTTGTATTTAAAAAGGAAGCTAGTGATTTTACTATACTCCAAAGAATGACGGCTGGTAAATATAGTTATTTAATAGCACATGAACTTAATATAATAAGGAAATTGTCATGAATTATAAAGAGGCTGGAGTTGACATAGAGGCAGGGGATAAGTTTGCTAAGTCACTGGCGCAGAATTTTGAGATTGGATTAGGAGATTTATCTTACTCAGACATGGCAAAGGTATTTAACTTAGGAGTGGGCATGGTCTTAGTATTAGACCGTGATTATGCTCACGCGATTCCTAAATCAATAACTGTTGGAGAAATAATATGAGTGAGACAGAAAAGTTTCTAGCTATGGTGCTAAGCGCGGCACTAATAGGGTTTGTTACAATTAAAGAATTTATAAACCCACTTAATAATACTAGCAGAGAGGGTATGCAAAAAGGCTATGACTATATATTTTTGGAGTGACCATCATTATATGCTATAATAGAAAGTAGTATATGATTTAGCGAAATGCAGTATCAAAAATGTAAAAAATTATTAGATAAATCAGATGAAAGTTTTTACTGGTTAGGTTATCTAGCTAGTGACGGAAGCTTTAAATTAGATAAGGTGGGTAAAATATCTAGAATATCTCTTAGGGTAAATGACTTAGAAAGTATAAAATCTTTTAAAAACTTCTTAAATGTTGATAATAAAGTAGCTAAAGATGGTAAAAGTTTTGGTATAACTGTTATGGATAGAAGTACATGCCAAAAGTTAATAGACTTATATTCCATATCAAACAATAAAACTTACAATCCTATGATAGTAAGAAACTTAACTGAAGACCAGTTTATATCTTATATAATAGGATTTATAGATGGTGATGGGAGTATTAAATTACAAACTGGAAGAAAGACACCTAAAATAGTCATTAAATGCCATTCTAGTTGGTTACCTGAGTTTTTATACTGGCATTCTCAGTTAGAGTTATATACTGGTGAACTAATGGCTCCACCTAAAATAAATAATGCTGGTTATTGTAGCTGGAATATAGGAAGTTTAATAGTTATTAAATATTTAAAATTAAAATCTAGAAAACTTTTATTACCTTGTTTAAATAGAAAGTGGAGTGTTATTAATCTTCGTATTATTAATACATCAAACTGTAGAGAGTTAACAAGACGTTTCTTAAGGGTAATAATTCCTAAATTAAAAAATGATGGTTTAAATTATAAACAGATATCTAATTTATTAAAAATTCAACCTACAAGAGTTTATCAATACACAAGTTATAAATAAATGATTCTAATAAATAATAAACCAAAGACCTACTTTTGGAGCGATTTACATCTTTCTCATCGTAAGATGTATGACTTACCATTTCCATCAACAGGAGACCCCAATAAACCAATGAGGGACTTCGATTCTATGGAAGAGTGTGAAGAGTACATGATAGACCAGTACAATCAGGTCATTAAAGACAATGACAAAGTCTACTTCATAGGAGACGTTGTCATGGATAAGAAATCTCTTCCTATGCTCAAGAGAATGAAGAAGGGGCACAAGTATCTTGTAATGGGTAACCATGATGATAGAACTTGTATAACAAACTACAAACAATATTTCAATAAGATATACGGATGTTTGTACATGAACAAGTTCAAGATAGTTATCTCACACTTCCCTTGTCACATGAGAATGTTACGTAGAAGTGAATGGGGGCCGCCACGTTTCTTATGGAACTTACATGGTCATACCCATGATAGCTATGTTATGCAGGACGGTAGTAATCTATTTGACGATAGATATATCAATGTATCTGTTGAGGCTACTAATTATAGACCAATAAGCGCTGAAGAGTTAGGTATCACACCTATATTTCATAATGACTTAATAGAAGAGATAATGTCATAATAAGATATGTAATTAACATCATACTAAAATGACATACACTGACACTAATGATGAGGGCCAATCTATCACGTATTATACTGATGGGCTGGTCTTTGTTGATAATGAACACAATACTTTTCCTGGCGCCGACGTAACTGTAGGAGCTATAGGTAAATCAAATCAACTATATTTAACAGAGGGTATTTGGTACATGCCACAACCTTATAGAGTATGTATCTATACTGCTCGTGAGGTATTTGATACTGAAGGGTTCCTTGATATAAATAAGAGAGTGACTGCCCCTTCAGGTTATCTTAAACTAGAGACTGAGTTTGAAATAAAACTTGATACTAGTTGGAGTGTAAACTCAGTAGAATATTACTATGACTTATCATTTTTAGATGAGACAGCTGTGTTTGAGTTACTAGCAGAAGACTTAAAATTATATGATAAGGGTAACTTATACACACGGTATAGTAAGATAGATATAATAGACAGGGTATTTAAATGAATCCATATTTAATAATAGTAACAATATCAATTAGTATTTCTTTGGTAGGCGTAGCTTTTGGCTACGTATACCTTTACATGTTAAATCCTAATGATAAAAGTAAGTAAATTTGGCACAGTTAAATTTGATAGTGTGGTGTACTTATCACATAACTTAGAACCTGAACTTGACAATGAACACAATAGATTATTGTTATACTTTAGAGCCTATGAAACATACACAGTGATAAGTAATCATCCTACCTTGCTCAGAAAAGTAAGTAAAGGAATGCCTATCATAGAGTATTATCCTGTGAACTCAGGTCTTATAGAGTTCATCTCTAGTACCTATGACGAACGATTATACTTAAAATATCATGATTGACATTAATACTTACCTAACTGACATATTGACTGCTCCTAATATTGATACGCAGATTGCAAACTATGTAGGCCGCTACCCTAATATGTTTCCTCAAATGAATATGTGGGGCGGCCCTAATAAAACTACCAGACGTAACCTAGAGAATCAAAATAGACTAGACATACGTTGGCTTGATGAACATGAAATTACACGTCGTATAGAACCTTGGAAGAGTGTTACTACATGGTACTTAGCTGTGCTTATGTTTGATGGTATTATTCCTGTTGGTATTCTACGTAATACAGACAGTCGTGAAGACATGTTCGCAGATTTATTATTGATAAATAAAACACAACATCATTATGCTAGTGCTTATATGTTTAGCTTCTTAGAAGCTGACCCAGGCCCTGAGCTTGAAATCTATGACACCATTGGAACATTTAGTGGCGATGTACAGCCTCACATCAGAGGTATTAACTCTAAATATTATGATGTAATAACTGATGGTGATTATCTCACTAGAGTATTAGACTATACTGTAACTTACAATTATTAAAACTATGGTTTATATTTTCTCCGCTCTGATTTACTTATTCTTAGGAGTATGTATTGCCGCCATGAATGAACTTACTTACGGTAAGATTTGGGACGCCCCTATACTTACTGTAGTATTAAGCTGGCCTTACTTTATTATCAGAGAAATTATTAAGAACGGATTTTAAAATGGACTTAGAAAAATTGTTTAACGCCAAGGCATATCCTGTGTCTAAGGCACCTACTCTGCTGTCTAGATTTTTTAATTACTTTAACAAAGAAGAGAAGCAGTTCTGGGTTAAGCCTGGTAATGATTTGGATGCTGCCATACGTACTATTGCTATTCATACTGGTAAAAATGAGCAGCAGGTACTAAGAGACGCTATTGATATTGGTATCACTGCTATGGAAGAGATTCTAACTGAGCAGGCTACCTACTATAGAAGAGAGCCTGATGGCGAATTAGTACGTCTTGATTTAGAATAAGAAAATCTAAATTATTTTCTAAAAGATTTCCCAATTGATTTTATTGCCTAAAAAATTCTCAAGTAGAGAAGGTAATATTAAATACTGCTTACAACAAAAAACAATAAGAAATGACACCAAAGATACAAACAGAGAGACAGGTGTACAAACCTTTTGAGTACCCTGTCTACTTTAAGTTCTTTGAACAGGCTGTCAGTACCGTATGGCGTGTACAGACTGTTGATATGAACTCAGATATTAAAGATTATTTGGTCCGCAGTAACGACCAAGAGCGTGAAATTATTGCAGGTATCCTCCGTGGTTTTACTATACTTGAGACGCACATTGGGGATTACTGGGGACACAGAGTAGCAAAGATGTTTCCTAAGCATGAAATACAAGCAGCGTGTGCTGCTAACATGTTCTTTGAAGCTATCCATGCTCAAGCTTATGCTCATTTAAATGACAGTCTAGGACTAGATGAATATGAAGCATTCCTTAGTGACCCTGTTACTAAGAACAAGATTGAATTTTATGTAGAACATGAGAACGACTTAGTATCATTAGCTGTGTTTAGTGGTGCCGGCGAGGGTGTATCTCTCTTTGGTAGCTTTGCAGCATTACTATCTATGTCTAGAGACAGTAGATTCAAAGGTCTAGCTCAGATTATTAGCTGGTCTGCTAGAGATGAGAATGCTCACTCAGAAATGGGTTGTATGTTATTCAGAGACCTAGTAAGAGAGAAAGGTATTGCCCCTGAAGAAGTAGAGATGATTCAAGATGGTTTTGATAAAGCTATTGATAATGAGTTTACTTTCATCGACCAAATCTTTGCAGGCAGAACTCTCCCTAACTTGGAGAAGGATGACTTAAAAGATTACATGTTAATCAGAGCTAATAATAGATTAGAAGCTCTCTTTAAAGATACTGATGTCATAGTTAGATACTATGGCGTTAATGGTAACGGTTACCTAGTAAAAGAATGGTTTGAGAATGAGGTCTTTGGACAGAGTTCAAATGATTTCTTCTGGCAATCTCTAGATGGTGGTGGCTATACTGCTTTACTAAGTCAGGACTATGCAGCCTACGATTATTCAAAAGTAAACTTAGATTGGAAAGATTAATGATAAGATTAGACGTTAGCTCTTATGCACCTTGTCCTGACTGGCTTAGTGACGAGGGCCTTAAGACATTACAGAGGGGGTATCTTCAAACCGGAGAGACGCCTCGTGATTTATATTGTAGGGTTGCATTTAGTGCAGCTAAATACTTAGGTCGACCAGACCTACAACAAGATTTCTTTGACATTCTTTACAAAGGATATCTTGGACTTGCTACACCAGTAGCATCTAACTTTGGTACAACTAGAGGTCTACCTATTAGTTGTTTCAGTGTTAGTGTTGGAGATTCTATACCTTCTATCTTCAGTCACCTAAAAGAAGTGGCAATGATGAGTAAGAATGGAGGTGGAGTTGGTGTATATTATGGTAACGTTCGCGGGAGTGGTTCACCTATTTCAGGTGGCGGAGTGGCTACTGGAGTTGTTCCTGTGGCTCAGCAGTATGACACTTGTGCTCGCTATGTTACTCAGGGTAATGTAAGACGTGGTGCTTTTGCTCATTATATTAATGCTGAACACCCAGATGCTTATGAAATGCTCTTAGCTAAAGACCATCTAGATGGTGACCCCAGACAGATGATTGATGGCAACATTGCTTTCGTAGTGAGTGACAACTTTATGTATAGAGTTATGGCTAATGACCCTAACGCTGTACGTGTATGGTCAAAAGCATTAGAAATGAATTTGAAAGTAGGCAGCCCTTACTTTATTTTTATTGACAATATTAACCGTGCTAATCCACAAGCTTATCGTAACCATGGATTGGAAGTAGAAACTTCTAACTTATGCTCTGAGATTATGCTATTCACAGATGAGAACCACAGCTTTGTGTGTTGTCTCTCTAGTCTTAACTTATTTAAATGGGATGAGTGGAAGAATTGGAAAGCAATGAACAGTGGCTTAGGTGTAGTAGAGTTATCTATCTACTTACTTGATGCTGTTATGGAAGAGTTTATTAAGAGAGCTAAACCTCAAGTAGGTATGGGTAGAGCTGTACGTTCTGCACAGAAAGGTAGGCCGCTTGGTCTAGGTGTAATGGGATTGCATCATCTGTATCAGAAGCATGGGCTACCTTTTAAATCTAACGCAGCTCGGAGGATGAACATTGAAATCCACAAAACCATCAAGGAAAGAGCAGTTAGAGCAAGCCAAGAGATGGCGAAAGCGTATGGAGAGCCGCTATGGTGCCAGGGAACAGGACTACGTCATACTCATCTTCTCGCTATTGCCCCGACTCGCACTAACTCTGTTATCTCTGGGGCTTTTAGTCCCGGTATTGAACCTATTGACTCCAACTCGTACACAGCCAAGCAAGCTAAAGGTTCCTTCGTTAGAAAGAACTTGCTCCTTAAAGAACTGCTTGCCTCCAAAGGGCTAGACACTCCTGACATATGGGATAGTATTCTAGCTAAGAACGGTAGTGTTATGCACTTGGAAGGCTTGTCTATTGATGAGAAGCTTACCTATCTTACTGCTCGTGAGATTGACCAAGAGGAATTAGTAAGACAGGCTGCCGAACGTACACCTTATGTGTGTCAAGGTCAGTCTCTTAATAGATTTATTCATCCTGACTTACCTATCAAGAAGTTTAATGACTTGGTATTTAAAGCATGGAAGAGTGGAAATAAATCTACTTACTATACTCGTAGCTCTAATGACAAAGTGATTGAGGCTGTACAAAATGAGGCTCATATTATTACACGAGATGATTGTGTATACTGTGAGAAGGCTAAGAGATTGATGGATAGTATGGGCGTTAAGTATACTGAGTACCAACGTGAGGATGTAACACACTTCCCTTGGAAGACAGTACCTCAGATTTGGTTCCAGGGCCATTTCCTCGGAGGTTATGAAGATTTGGTTGATATACTCGCTATCCAAAATAAAAAGTCAGTCAATCCTAATGTGATGCAGAATATAGAAATTAAATCTGCACCTGCAAAAGATTACGACAAGGAATGTATCTCGTGTTCTGGATAGCTTGCAAAGCTTAAACTTATATGGTATATTAGATAGTAGTGTTTAATATACCATTTATATTATGTGGAAATCAATACCTGGTTATGAAGGACTTTATGAAATCTCTGACTGCGGAGAAGTAATGAGTCTAAATTATAGAAAGAAAAATATAAGGCATCCTTTGTCAATATTTTGTAATCCTAAAGGTTACAGGATGGTTAACTTAGCAAAGGAAGGTAAAAGCAAGTCTTATAGAATTAATAGATTAATGGCGGCTACATTTTTAGGAATGGATTTAGACTGTGACTTAACTGTTGACCATAAAGATGAAGATAAGTCTAATGATGTTCTTACCAATCTACAAATATTAAGTAGAGGTGACAATATGAGAAAGTCTAGTCTTGGTAGTAAAAGTAAGCGTGCAAAAATTAATGAAGAGATAGCTAAATCTATCAAGGAAGATATTACACTAGGACTCAGACTAAAAACTATCGCTGAGAGTAGGGGTGTTTCTTATACTACTGTAGTAGATATAAAAAGGGGCCGAACTTGGTCTCATGTTTTACTTGACAGTTAGCAAAGAATGATTATACAATAGGAGGTAATTCCATATCTGAATCCCTCCTTTTTAGAGACCTCTCGTAGGTCTCTTTTTATTTTATAGGTGAATTATGAATTGGAAATTTTCAGATGTTAGCAAGAGATGCTACTCATATCAGTGGTGGAGTAACTATATTGGTGATAAACATAGAGTAAATCTCAGCCCTAACACTTTTGTAGAGAAAGAAAACTCTGGGCTTATTAATTTTTATTTATTTGGCAACAATATATTAACAGTTAGTTGGCAGAACCATTCTATCAAAAAGATTGGGTGTGGTATTACGAAGATGAAAATGGTGTAACTCAACTCTTTGAAGATGCTATGATAGTAGATTGTAATGGACGTAGACAAGAATCATTATGTTGGACCAAGCTAAAGCTATAGTACTCGGCACCGTGGGTACTGCAATTAAACAAATGGGTATCCAATGCTCCCAATCAGAGGCCGACGAGCTTCTTAAGTTTGAGAACTGGGAGCTGGCTGATACTAAAGAATATATTATTGACCGTAGTACATCTTTACTATTTGAATATCAACTTAACTTTATGCAGGTTGAGTTAAGGATAATTAATAATACTGTGGTCGGTATCAATGTGATTACCGACCCTATGAAGAGGTTAAAGTATGCGGATAAGTGAGAGACTATTAGCTGCATTAGATGCAGATAAAGAGTATAGTGGTGACGATTATGAAGACCATCGAAGTTGGTTTCCTAATGTCATGAAATTGTATGATGAATTAAAACGTATTGAAGACAATCCTACTATGATTAACTATGATAGGTGGGGCTTAGAAAGGCCGCCTGGTATTCATACGTTAGGAAATCACATTGATTTAAACATAGACTAAGGAAATGAATATGGAATTACTAAATATTGTTGACCCAAATGGTGAGGTCATACCTAACACATGGGTTATTTATCCTAAATTATATAAGGTGAATGCACATGGTAAAATTCTTGAATGGCATCTTAGAAGAGATGGTGCAAGATACTGCACAGTCTCGGGCCAGAAGGACGGCAAGACTACTACGTCTAAATGGACGACCGCTAAACCGAAGAATGTCGGCAAGAAGAATGCGACGTCAGCTGAGGAACAGGCGGACAAGGAATGCCTTGCAAAATATGAGAAGAAACTTGCTCAAGGTGGTTATACAACTGCTATTGAAGACGCAAAAGAAGTAACCTTTATTAAGCCAATGTTAGCTGAGACTTATTACAATGAGTCTACTGACCCTGAGACTGGTGAAGTTACTGTAAAAGATAACCGCCCTAAAGATTTTGATAAGGATACCTACTATCTCCAACCTAAGCTTGATGGTGTACGCTGTCTTGCTAATAAAGATGGTTTATTTACTAGACAAGGTAAAGACATAGTAGGTGTGCCTCACATTGCTTCTAATGTTATAGACTTCTTTGAGCGCAACCCTGAGATTATTCTTGATGGTGAACTGTACAATCATACTATTGCTTTTGAAGACATTATCTCTTGTGTAAGGTCAGAACCTGAAGAGGGTGATGGTAAAGAAGAGATGCGTCACTCTATTAAATACTACATATATGACATAGTAGATACTACTAAAACATATGATGAGCGTCTTGAATTACTAAGTACCTGGAGCGGTACAATATCAGGTCATGTACGTACCTTAGCAGCTAAAGAGGTAAGTAGTCTCGAAGAGATTTCTGAGGGCCATGATGCCTTTGTAGAAGCTGGGTATGAGGGTGCTATGCTACGTAAAGGTAGTGGTAAATATAAGCAGCGTCGTTCTAAAGACTTACTTAAAGTAAAAGAGTTTAAGGATGCTGAGTTTAGGATTGTTGAAATCTTAGAAGGTAAGGGAAATAATGCTGGTATCGCAGCTAAGATTGGTGTTGAAATAGATGGCACTGATTGGTATGACGATAAGGTAATTGTATATCCTAACATGACTGGCAGCTGGGAATTTTGTAAGAAGGTTCTAGAAGAACGTGAAGAGTATATTGGTGGTACTGCCACTGTTAAATACTTTGGCGAGACTCAAGATGGTAGTTTAAGGTTCCCTTGTATTGTTATGCTCTATAAACAAGAGCGTGACGTATAAGTTAACTTACTAGATATTATGGTACAGAAAAGACCTACAGATTTCTTGCAAGAAAAGAAAAATAGACAACGTCAACTGGAGAACTATAGAAATATGGCTGGAGATGCTGGCTTAGGGCCTTGGCCCACTAAAGATGAATCAGAAAAGAATGCTGAGTTTTATGGTGCTCAGATGACTAGTGCTGGTGCTGAACTTCATCTTGATGAAGAAGCAATTGATTTAGAATTAACTAATAAAGGAGAACCTACCTTAATGGAAAACAATACTGTTGAGAGCTATGAGTACGAAGAAATTAATCCTGAGTCAATCAATGAAGAAGAAACTATTCTTCTTATTGATGAAGGCTTTGAAGAAGGCTTTGAAGAAGAGCAAGAGTCTGCATTGGCTCGCTTCTGGGCAGCTATGAACAAACCTTACTACGTTCGTACTTGGTTCGGGTTCCCAGCTCCTAACTCTAAGTAGTACATATGGTACTGATATGGCTCAAACTGTTAAGAGCTTAGTTAAAGGCTTAATATAATTGACTTACTAAAATATACTAGGAGAATTTTTACATGACTATTAATACAGTTACTGCCACACCTGACATCATTAAGCAATGTGTCACGGCACAACTGAAAGACCCTACTCTAAGAACCTTCGCTCCATATATTTGGGGTGAGCCTGGTATTGGTAAGTCAGAAATTGTGGCACAGATTGCAAAAGAAAATGGGTGGGCGCTCATTGACTTGCGCTTAACTCGTATGGATTCTACTGACTTAACTGGTCTACCATACTTACACGAAGAATCTAAGAAGACTGTTTATTACTTACCTGAATTCTTGCCCACTGAAGCAATGATTGCTGAATGGAAGAAGAAGGGTTGTATTGTATTCTTAGACGAATTGTCTGCAGCTGAGCCAAGACTACAGGCATCTGCCTACGAGCTTATACTTGACCGCCGCATTGGTAAGTATAAACTACCTGAGAATGTAATGGTAGTTGCTGCGGGTAACCGTATTGAAGACGGTGCTATTGCCTATGATTTAACTTCGGCATTATCTGACAGATTCTTGCACTATACTTGCTTAGCAAGTGCTCAGTCTTGGATTGAATGGGCAGATAAAAACGATGTTCATGCTACTGTTAAGTCTTTCATCCAAGCGCGCCCAGAGTTCTTAACTAAAGGATTCAAAGGTGTAACTCAGAATGCTAATGACGATAAAATTAATCCCTCTCCACGTTCTTGGAAGAGAGTCTCTGACTTAATGTGGCGGATTGAAAAAGAAAACATGCAGAAAATCATGGTACCTGGTATTGTGGGTGCTGCATCCTCTGTAGAATACTTCTCTACTGTAGAAGAAATCTCTAGTCTAGCTCCAATGTCTGAGTACATTAGACTAGGTTTAGATAAGAACGCTGAAGGTCTGCGTAACTTATTACCTAATAAAATAGCTGGTCTATTTGGTTTAGGCTATAGCCTACCAGCTTACTGTGAAAAAGAAGAAGACTTTGTTGGTGCTTGTTATGTATTTAATGAGCTAGCTAACATTGAGGATGACTTACCTCGTAAAGAGATTCTTTGTAGTGGTATCATTACTCTCTTTACTAGAGCACAGGAAATCAACGCTAAGATGGCTAAAGCTATCCACCGTGCGCCTGCCTATAAAGTAATGCGTAAGCAACACATGGCTGCGTTCGCAGAAATTGAAGACATGTAATATTATGGGGGCCCTGTCCCCTTCCCTTTCTACTTATGACTTACGAAGAATATAAAAAGCAATTAGAATTCTACGCTGAGAAGTTAGCTTATACTTCTTTCGCTAACCAAAAGTTTGAACCTCTAGAAAGACGAGGCTTAACTGTAGATGCCATTAAGAAATTTAATGTTGTGTTTTTCTTTTCACAATTGTTAAATGAAGATGGTCCCCCTACTATTGACTTAACAGTACGTTACACATTGAGCCTAGAGATTTGGAACGATGGAAGGTCTTCTAATGAAGAAGCAACGTTTACTAGACTAACTGGTGTGTTTGAGGACGCAATCATTGAACAAGTATATAAAACTGAGTTTGGCCCTTACCAACATTTCAACTTTGATTTTGGTAAGCCCAACGCAATTCAATTGTTTGATGCTGAGTTTGTACTAGAAGAGAAATTAGGAATAGAAGACGATGACGAAGACTAAAGACAATACTATTAAAGACGGTAAGATTAAAGAGAGTGGCAGCAATAGACGTGGTGGCTCTGACGAAAAGATGAAAGAGGCTTTTCCTCCGTCTGGTATGTCCTTTGAAAAGAAGAAACGCGTCCTTAATAATCTACGGGCTCGTATCCTAGCTAATGATACAGCGCTGAAAGGTTTGCTCACTTATGTCCCTCATAAAGTCACACCAGATGGGCACTATATGTTTGACAGTGTAGCTTACACTGACGGTGACTGTATGTACTTTGCAGATAGGTTCTTCTCACAGAATATCCCTATCCAATGCGCCATTATTCTACATGAGATGTTTCACATTGTCTTTAGACATATCTCACGTGGTAGAAAGCGTATACATAGACTGTGGAATATTGCAAACGATGCTCTTATCAATGATGGTATTGGTTACAAAGAGAACCAAGCTATTGATGCCACGCAGCAAATCTACTTACCTAAGAAACATTGCGTCTCTCTAGAAAGTGTCTATGAAGAAGTAGGCATTGAAGAATACGACCGTAAGATTGTATCTCAACTTACCAGTGAAGAATTGTATGAGCAAATTCTAGACTTCTATAAAGAGAAGCTTAGAAAAGAGGCTGAGAAAAAAGAGGCTGAGAAGCAACAACAAGGTCAGAAAGGTAAGAAGAAAGGCAAAGGTAAGGGTAAAGGTAAGCAAGGCCAAGGCCAAGGTGGTGAAGTCGAAGGAGAAGGTGAGGGTGAAGGTAAATCATCAGGTAACAATCCAGGTGGAGGGGGTTCAGGTGGTAACATCGGTGGCGCTCCTAAAGGTGGTGGTAACTCAGGTGGTAGACCTAAGAAAGAATACTCTGACACAGAACTGGGTGACCTAGAACGTGAGATTGATGACTTACTAGATAGACTAGCTGACAAACATAAGATGTTTGGTGGCGATGATTTAGTTGATGGTGGTGACGGTGACCCAACTAATGAAGAGATTAACAATAGTATATGGACCGAGCGTTACAACAGAGCTAAGGCTCAGGGTGTAGGTAGAGGTTCTGTACTAGGTAGAGTTAATCCTGACGTATATAAGCCACAGATTCCTTGGCATAAAGAGCTACGTAAGTATCTTGTTAAGCGTTGTATGCCTTTGACCCAGAATACTTTTACTAGACCTGCTAGACGTATGGCTTCTCTTAGAGCAGCCGGTACCAGTAACTCATACTTACCTGGTGTCCAGAAGATGAAAGGTCTGGATAAGATGTTGGTAATCATTGACACATCAGGTTCCTGTTTTAATGAAGAGGAACTAACAATGTTCTGTACAGAGATTGAATCTGTACAAAACCAAACAGGTGTAGAGATTGCACTTATATTTGCTGATACAGAGATACGCTCTGAACAGGTTGTTCCTGCTGATGGTACAGGTATATTAGATAAAATTAAATTGGGCTGGATTAAGCCTGAAGGTGGTGGCGGTACTGATATGGTCACACCATTTGTAGAAGGTAAGAAGAAGTACAGACCAATACTAACTGTAATAGCTAGTGATGGTTATACTGGTTGGCCTTCAGCTGAACAAGTGAGAGGTACTAGTTTACTCTGGATTATTAATACAGAAGTAGAAGTTCCTGCTCATGCTGGTAAAGCATTATATATTAAGCCCCGTATGGGGTAAGTCAATGGGGCACCCTGCCCCTTCAATTATTTAGGAGCTAATTATGGGATATAAAGACGAAGGAGTTTACTTTAGTGAGAATAGTATTCTTATTACAGATAATTGCGAAGAGAATACTATAACTATCTTTAAGTCAGAGCAGAATAGTATTAACATCTCTACAATATATGACTTTGGAATTGATGGACTTTCTATTACATTGAATAAGCAAGAAGTATATAAATTGATTAAGTTCTTACAATATACACTATAGGTGAAACATGGAAATTAAAACTGACTCTAGATTTAAGCACTTTGAATGTGAAGAACAGATTCAAATGGGTCTTGACCTAGATAACGCTCATAATATTATGAGCCTCTTGCGTAATAATATATACTCTAATCCTATTCAATCATGGGTACGTGAGATATATTCTAATGCTGTTGATGCTCATGCTCGTGTGGGTAATACAGAAGATGCTATTGATATAGATATTGTAGAGACCGACCCTAACTATGAGTTTATAGTTAGAGACTACGGTGCTTCTATGGATAAGGAACAGATAGCTACTGTCTATGCCAAGATGGGTAAATCTGATAAGACTACAGGTAATACTGAAATGGGTGGCTGGGGTCTAGGTGCCAAGTCTCCTCTTGCTTATACAGACCACTTCTGGATTGAAACTTTTACTATAGAAAGTAATTGTAATATCTACCGTAAATGGGTACAGTATATAGATGCCTCTCGTGTTGGTGCTCTTGGTTTAATGCATGAAGAAGTAATAGATACTCCTGATTTTCGTACAGGTACTAAAGTGATTGTTCCTTTTGATAGGAATGATTATAAGACAGTTCATCATAATATATTAGTCTACTTAGCATATACAAACGCTAAGTATAAGTTAGGTGAGGGTATTGAATATAAATATGCTAGACCTAAATACCGTTTCTATGGTGAGGGCTGGGCGCTAGGTCAGTATAGTGATTATTATTGGAGACATAGTACCCTGAGTTTTAAAGATAAAGGCGTCGCTGTTATAGGTGATATACCTTATCGTATAGACTTTAAGTCATTGTATAAGTTCTTTGAAGATAATGACTTAAAACATTGTACTCAAAAGCTAATGCCTAAGCAAGCCACTATGGAAGCTGACTTAGATATCTTTGATAAGTTCCTAATCGCTCTTAGAATCTATAGCTTTGAGATAGAATTACCCATTGGTTCTGTAGATTTGTCAGCCTCTCGTGAGGACTTACAGTATACAAGACATACATGTACTAGTTTATATAAAGCATTCTATAAATTTTATATAGGCTTTTGTCAGGATGTTAAAATTAATTTAATCTATAGAAATAATCTACCAGAGTCTTGTATTAGGTTTGAGAATGATTATGGTGGTTACATGAGAGAGGAGGTACTTAATACTATTGTATGGTATAGAAAACCTATTAAATTTACTAGTGAACCTAGTATCTTCCATGCCCAGGCTAACTGTAAAAAATATAGATTAGGACAAACTAATGGTAAGTCTATTAAGACTATTCTTAGGTCTTTTGATACCAGTAAACTTGAATTAGGTAGTCACCGGTACTATATTGTTAGACAGGATACTAGCTTCGTAAATGTTAGTAAGTATATAAAGTTCTGGTTAATACAAAAAGGCTATGACTTTAAAGATAATATGATGGTAGTATCTAGTAAAGACTTTTATAAAGTATCTGAGTGGGTTAAAGAAAGCCTTGAAGTAATTAATATGTCTGATATGGTTGATTATCATAAAGATAATTATACTGTAGTACGTAGAACTGCCTTGGCAGACAAAGGTAACTTTAAGACATTAGTATATGCTGGGTCTGTTGAGAGAGAAAGAGCTAGTGGTATGGGCCGTTACTTTGACCAAGAAGAAGTACCCATTGAACCTGATGAGGAGTATTATTATATTGATGAGGAAGAGTACCGATATAGTCCAGTTAAATTTGTGGGCTATGACAGTTACTTATGTACTGCGTTTAATAAGTATTTAAGTAGTCGAGGTATTTCAAAGAGTAGTATAGTCCTAGCTAAAAAGTTAACACGTAATTATAAACATGAGAACTGGATTAATCTTTTAGATTATATTAAAGATGATGTTAATAAATACAAATCTAAGTTAGCTGAATATGTTAAGTCTGCTTTCATACATATGATATGTAATAAGCAGTTCCCTTTAATTACTGACATGGATATGAGTCTCATAACTAACGAAGGTAGTATATTTTCTGAGCTACGTACGGATTATGAAACGTGCGTTGCTTATATGGAAGCTAACAGTGAAGTAGGACCGCTACTTAACTTATATGATTCTGCTACTCGTAAGATTAACGAGGACTTTAAAGGCTATTGGTCTAAGAATTATGATGCTGAGATTGTGCAGTCTAAGTTTGAGCCTTATGGTGAGTATATTTTACCTATGTTTAATAAGTTCAAAAACTTCTTTGATAGATATCCATTAACCCAAGTATTTAATACAGGTAACTGGGATAATAGAGGTTTGGATTTAGAGGTATCCCACTTTGCTGAGTATATTAATTTACTAGAACCTATCCGTGGTGATATAAAAATAGAAGAGCCTGAAGACTCTTCTTATAAATTCAGTCAATTAATAGATAAGTTTAAACCAGAGGGCTGCGGGGCTGTAATGGAATAAAAGATTCAGTTAGAGGGTCGGATACCTTATCAAGTTCACGTAGAGCTTGACGGTAGGCGGCCCACTCTGCTTTTAAATCATCGTCCATCAAACCTTGAACATCCGGCAGCTGAGTCCAGTCACTGTTCTTTAGATATACTTTCTTATATCTATCTAAGAAAGCAAACACTTGGTCGTTCTCTAATTTAACAGAACCTCTCTCTAATTCATACTGCTGTTTAAGTTGCAGTCTTTTATTAACATTTGATTCTGTGATTATAGTATCAACAAATACTTTATACTTAGGAACTAAAGGAGCCTTAGCTTTTTCTTTAATACGTTCTTCTCTACATTCAAAAGCAAAGACATGCTTCTGTGCAAATTGTTCTTCGTAGTGTGACTCATAGCTATCTAACTTTTTAATGGTGCCGTCTTTATATTTAATATAATTAGACTTACCACCTTGTTCATAGTAGATAGAATAAACATCATCAGCTACTCTATACTTTTTAAAGTATTTAGCTAAGACAGGAGCGTCTATCTTAACTCCGTCTATAGTAAAGGAAGTTTTACTATAGTTATAAATTTTAGGTTGTATTTCTCTTGGCATGATTATGTCTTGATTATAAATTTAACTTCACGGAATGCAGGTCTGTTATCAAAGTTACTACTACTTCCTGCTGAACCAGTGTTACCACTAAATGCACCTGACGCAGTAGTTGCTACATTACCACCAGCATCATCAGTTCTATTAACACCAGTAAAAGGAGGAGGGTAGATACCAATAGTAGTTGAACCAATTGCACCACCACCTGCAGAAGCTGGTTGGTTAAATGTCTCAACGTTATCTACATCATTACCAAAGTCCCATTCATCGGCACCACTATAATTAAGACGTTGTGGTGAAGAAGCTGTATCAGGGTCACCAAAGTATGGTGAGTTGCCTGTACCTCTTGGAGGAGTGATTCTATGGTTATGTGTACCACCGCCACCACCTGTGTGGTCGTGAGGGTGAATAAATAAATTATGATGGTGTTGATAATTAACAGTATGTTGGTGATTGCTAATACTAATACTATGAGTATGTGCGGGCATATTAGCTGCAGTAATCTGTAAAACGCTATCCCCACCTGTAACAGTAGCAGCGGCAGCAACAGTCTGACTACTCATACCAACAGGGAATCTACCATTAAAGTTTGGTGTCAAGAAGTTAGTTGCTGTAGTAGTACCATATGTAGTACCAATGATTGCAAATAATTCTGCATAAGTAGTTCTACTTAAAGCGGTAGCATTACATAAAGCATAGCCAGTAGGTACGCCTGTACCAACCCACATCATAATAACACCAGTAGGTACTGCACTATCAATACTAGAAGCTACAGCATTAATTTGTGCTGTTAATAAGTTATCACCAGCAATACGTGCCGATTCTTCTACATCAATATTACCTTGGAGGGTAGCCTCAATTACATCTAAATTACCTTGGATAGTATTATCACCAGTGATACGTTGGCTGGTTTCACTAGCAAGTTGTGTAGATAAGTTTGTGTCACCTACAGTTCTGTTAGTAACCTCAGTTGTGATTTGAGATTGTAAGTTATTGTCAGCGATGGTACGTTGACTTGTCTCAGTATTTAAATCTGTTTGAAGAGAGCTAACATCATTTTGTAGAGAGGTAATATCAGTATCGTTACTAATAATATTTGCCTCTGCATTATTCATGCGAGTAGTTAAAGCATCAATATCAATAGAGAGTGCATTATTAACTGCGTCAATCTCTGCTGCATTAGCTGCAATATCTACATCGTTGGATGCAATATCAGTAGCGTTTTGATTAACAGCTAGCTGGACTGTGTTAATTTGATTCTCTAAATCATTTTGTAAGTTCTGTAAGTCAGTTTGAATTGACCCACCAGATTGTAGTGCGGTTTCTAGGCTACTAATTCTAGTATCATAATTAGTTAAATCAGTATTGATATTAGTAATAGTAGTAGAGGTGGCCAAGCAAACATCTAAGTCACTAATAGTCGTACATGATTGTGTACCTGTATGGTTAGCTCTGTCTCTTAGCCTATCTAAATTATCATCGTGCTCGTCACAAGTAAGAGGTCTACCTGCCTGAGATATCTTAAGGGGTTCAGTCATATGATTATAAATAATAGGTATGTCATAATTATAATACTATAGTCAAAGTGTTGACAAATATATGCTAATAAAAAAGGAGCCTGGTTGAGAGGCCCCAAAGAATTCATAATGAATAAAACAAAGAAATGATATTATGCAATATCATACATCTCTAAAACAAATCTTGTCAAGTAGGACCTAACAATATCATCACGAGTGAATGAGATGACTCCCATATTAATAGGGGGTTCCTCATCTTTCTGGCTATAGTTATCAATCATACGAGACATACGCCATTGTAAATCCTGTAACCCGTTCTTCATTGGGTCAATATCACATTGACGAGGGTCTCCTATCAATACCATCTTACTTGTCTCACCGCAACGAGTCAGTACAGTCTTCATCTGTTTAGGTGTAACGTTTTGAGCTTCATCTATAATAATGAATCTGTTATTAAAAGAGCGGCCTCTCATCATCATGAAAGGTAGAACCTCAATGCGTTCTTCTTCTAACAAGTATTCTACAGTTGTAGTATCCATGAAGAGTTCTAAGTTATCCAGAATAGGATAAGCTAAGTGTCTTACTTTATCCAGTAAGTCACCAGGTAAAGCACCTAAGTCTTTCTCTTCTCTATCATCAACGTTAGCTCTAACATATGTAAGCTTCTCAATAGGGGAGTCCGGATTATTAATTAATTGTATGCCAGTGAATAAGGCTAGTAATGTTTTTCCTGTTCCTGCACATCCTGCTCCTATAGTTAGTTGATTCTGCTTCATAGATTTCACAAACTGTTTCTGATGAACATTAACAGGCTTCATGAATTTACGTGTACTGATTTTACTATTAGAAGAGCAGGTCCTCGCACTCTCATTAAGAAAGTTTGAGTGGGCCTGCTCATAGTATGCTTTTGCTTTGTTACGCTTAGACATAGCTGGGGGATAAAAATTGATTTACAGTTACAATATAATAATAAACACATTTAAAATTATGAGCAAACTAACAACAGCCGATGCAGAATATGTCAATATAATAGACCATATTGCGAGGTTCGGTGACTATCATTTAGATAGAACTGGTGTAGGTACTAAGAGAATATTCGGTGCTATGTATAGGTTTAACTTAAGAGAAGAGTTTCCTATGATTACCTGTAAGAGGGCCGCTTTTAAGAATACAATAGCTGAATTGCTCTGGTTTCTTAGTGGTAGTACTAATGTTAATGATTTAGCTTCTATACGTAAGCCTGTAGAGAGATGGTGGCGCCCTTTTGCTAAAGAGGATGGTGACCTAGGACCTATGTATGGTAGACAATTACGTAACTATAATGGGCAAGGTGTAGACCAAGTTAAAAGAGCCATTGATAAAATTAATAACGAGAAAGATAGTCGTCGTATTCTTATGACTACTTACAACCCTGTAGAAGCTGATTTAGGGGCATTGTATCCTTGCCATGGCCTTATGACACAGTTTATGATTGACAGCGAGAATAGACTGCATATGAGCACACTACAGAGGAGTGCTGATGTTGGTTTAGGATTGCCTCACAATTGGATAAGCTACGCAGTGCTACAGCATATGATTGCTAAGGTATGTTGCTTACATGTAGGTGACTTAGTTTATATGGTAAATGATTTGCACATTTATACAGACCATATAGTTCCTATGCTAAAGATTAAGTGCGAATCTTATTCTGAACCTAGTGTTGAGGTATCAGCTCTTCCAGATATTGATTTGTTTACAGTGGATGACTTTGCTTTACATGATTATAAAGCAGGTCCCAAGATTGAATTATCTATGGCAGTGTAATTTTGGTAAAGGAGAAAATAATGTATCTAGATAAAGTATTATCAGTGATGACTCAGGAGGATAAGATGGAGTTGCTACTCTTGAAAAATAATTTTACTACTGAATACACTCCTAAGCGTAGGAGTAATAAAAAATATAAAGGTAACTTAGTTTACCGTGACCAGAATGGAGAATTAAGATACTGGTGAATAAGATAGGAAAGCTAAAAGCAATAGTTGCTTGCAGTCCTGAAGGTATCATCGCCGCTAATGGCGACATGCCTTGGCATGTAAGCGAGGACCTCCGCAGGTTCAAAAGATTAACAGTTAATAATGTAGTAATATATGGTAGAGGTACCTGGGTTTCCTTTAATAAGAAAGCCTTACCTGATAGAATTAACTTCATGGTATCTACAACCACTGGTTTTTCTGACATAGCAAATACTACTGTGGTCAATTACCATGACTTAGACGCTGCTATTAGCTGTGGTCAAATTAAATATCCTGATAAAGACCTATGGATTATAGGGGGTGCCTCTATCTATAGACAAACATTGCCTATAGTTGATGAGCTCTATCTTACTATAATTAATCCAGAGCAAGTTAGATATGGTGAGATAGAAGACGATAATGTTTTATATTTACCAGGTTACCCTAACTTTATAAACAAGACCTTTACGTTAGATACAGAAGAAGTTACTCAGTGTGCGACATATAGAAAATACATACGAAAGACGACTGATTTCAGGAATCCGACAAGGTCTACTTTCGCGCAAGCGAAAACCAAATCCATTAAGGATTTCTCCCCTAACTACATCGTTTAAAAGAGTAAGGCAATCTGCTGTAGCTAAGGAGGTTGCCTACTGCCTTTGTACTGATGTACATGAGCGACTACGATTAGACCGTTACAATATAGCTTTTAATTTAATTGCTCTAAATGACTGGTCTAATATAGCTGTAGTACAAACTGCAAATGAGATAAAAGATTTCTCTGCTATAGTTTGTATAGATTATAGTGATTACTATGTAGATGAATTTAGAGAAGAAAATCCTCAATTTCTAAGACTTGTACTGTTTGAGTTAAACCAACTGAGAAAAATATGATGAACCCTTACGGACCTATGGGCGGACCTGTTGACCCAGGCGATGCCAATGTAATTATGGCAACGCAATTATTCAATGCACATACAACAAAACCACTGACGATTATCAGTGGTGAGTTTGAAGCATTGAATGGTAAAGTATTAAAGCCAGGCTCAGAACTAGTAGTTAACTTAAATATTCCTTCTGGCTTCAGAGAGTATATTAATGAAACTAATTTCGCAGGTAAGAATTATTTATATGTAGGGCTTCGTGATAAAGACCAAGCAGAACCCATGGTTCATTTTCCTACGCTGTAAAGCCAGGGTCACATACTAGTATGACGCTAACTATTATAGGTATATCAGATGTATCATTGCCAGTTCCACCGCCATTAACTTCTAAAGGGTTCATGATGCGTATAAAACGGGGTAGTGCTGCATCAGGTGTGAATACTAATGTGTTAGGTTGTGTACCGTAGTCATTAAATACTACTCTAGTTAGAGTACGAGCAGCAGTATCAAGGTTTACTGCATTGTCTGCCGTGGAAATAAGGAATTGACTCTCAGATGTTGCGCTTATTACTCTTAAATATTGTAGCTGCAAATCATCTAAGTTAATATCATAAATCCTACCTGCTATAGGTGAAGTATAAGGGGTTGGGTACGCCGCAATCTCAATCTTTTTAGCAGTAGGATTAACAAGAGAGTTAGTATTGTAAGAAATCTGGGACTGTAAAGCATCAGCAATAGAGTAGTCCCCAGTAGTTGCTACAGTATTAGTATCAGCTGCTACAGTTAAAGTATATTGTAAATTTAGTTGGGTAGTCATATGTTTAATGAATTAGATTTAGAGAATTGTCCAGAGAAGTTTGCCTTCAACTGTAAGCGTTACGAAGTTGAATGTCATAACTGCAAGGCTAACAATACTGGTAAGTATCTTAAGTATATACCTATTGATAAGTCTATACAAAATCATCCTGCAGGTATTAAGCAGAAAAAGAAAGGTGTTGCTTCTTATAGTAGGAAGGGCCGCACTAATGAAAACAAAATTATAAATGATAAGGATTATTTAACTAGAACCTATGCTAGTGGTATGGTGGGTGGTGATGGTGATGCTAAATTAAATCTCCTACATATGAACTCAGTCTCTGTAGAAATAAAGACTCGTTACACAGAGAAAGGTGGTAAGGGTCCTACTAAAGCAGAGGTGGTAGAAGGTCTCTCACAGAAGGCTCAGGTATGGATTATACAGCATAAAGTAAAGCGATGTACCTACTATTACCTAACTTTTAAACTCTTTGTTGATATTCAAAGAGCAATCTTCATGTCTCCTAATATACATTGCATTAGTATACCTACGGTTAATGACTACATGTCATATAAATATACTATGGCTCCTAAATATCAGAAAGGAGTAATTTTTTATGAGCATTATGTACGCAGCTCTATGTCAAGAGGTATGTATGATAAGAGGTTTGACGATGAGTACAACCTGAAAATAAATTTAATCAGAAATCCCCTAGGTCAGTTTGTTATGCTGACAGAAGGAGTGTTTGACGAGGTAGTATATCTCTATAACACAGCTGTATCTAATTGATTTGTATATACAAAGAAAATAAATTATGGAACTGACAAAATTCAAAGACTTTGATAAGTCTATGGCTAAGAAGTTCGGTGATAAGTTTACAGGTTTTGGTCAGGCTGATTCATTTGAGCCTGTCCAACGTGTAAGCGTTGACTGTCTTAGTCTTAATGAAATTATGGGTGGTGGGCTTCCAGTTGGCCGCCTTATTGAAATCTTTGGTAGTAATAGTGTTGGTAAATCAGCATTAGCTACCCACTTTGTTTCTAGCTATCAGAAGCAAGGTAAATATTGTATGTGGATTGATGCTGAGCATACCCTAGACCCTGAGTTTATGGAGTATTGTGGTGTTGATTTACAGAACCTATGTAAGGTCGCCCCAGATACTGCAGAGGAATCCCTCGAAGCTATGAGGTTAGGTATGAAGATGAAAGACGAAGACGGAGAACCTGTCTTAGACTTAATTGTACTTGACTCAGTTGCTGCTCTTACTCCTTCAGCTGACTTCGATGAGAAGAATGAACTAGGTAGCGGTGCAGTTGGTAAACTTGCTCGTCTTATGAGTAATGCTTTAAAACAAATTGTTACTCTGGCTGCTAATAGTAATACTACTATCTTACTTATTAACCAGGAACGTGCCTCTAATCTTATGGGTTACGGTCCAAAGTCTACTACTACTGGTGGTAATGCTCTTAAATACTATTGCTCTATGCGTCTTGACATGTCTCGTACAGGTTGGATAGAAGAGGGTAAGACTAAGATTGGTCAGGAAGTTACCATCGAGACAGTAAAGAATAAGACTGCCGCTCCTTTCCGTAAGACTGTTGTTGAGCTACGCTATCCTCATAACCGTAACGGTAAAGTATTTGCTGGTGTAGATGTCATGGCTGATGTAATTAATACTGCTCTTGACTTAGGTATTATTCAGCAAGGTGGTGCTTGGTTT